AAGATTCTGTAATATTGATTAGTCTTCGCAGCTGCTAGACCGTTTGCGGGTGTAGCACCTACAAATGGGTTTGATGCCATGCCATAACGAGTTTTGAACCCGATACGTGGCTGGAAGTCATTTTCACCTACTGCACGAACCATTGTGAGTGGTACGTATGGGCAATAGAAGAGACCTGCATCGTATGCATTTGTACCTTTGTATCCAACAGTGATATAATCAACAGTTGCATATGGGTCGATATAAACGCGTGTACGGCCATTAAGAACACCAGCAAAAGTATTACCTGTGTCATCAACTTGCAAGTTAGTTGCGAGTGCTGGAGCATAGTCCAGCATACCTGTTGCTGCCAAAGCAGAAGCTACATCAGAAGATGTGATGATGAAGTTACCACGACCGCGACGTGTTTCTTTTGCGATTTGGTTAGCTTCACGTTCAATTTGAACCATCAAACCTTTGAATTTTTCTACTGACCAACGACCATCTGCATCTGAGGACAAGTCAAACACGCCGTTAATTGCTGTGTTAGATGTATTTGCACCAGTTTTAGCTTGGCTGTTGATTGTACGAATAACTTCGCGGTTAATTTCAGCAAGAATCTCTGTTGACAAGATATTTGCCAATTCTGATTCTGCATCAAGACCGTGAATAGATTTCAAGTCTTGAGCTAACTCAAGGCTATATTCTGCTTTCAATGCACGTGTTTTTGCAGACACTGTTGCTTTTTCAATGGTGAAACCCATTTCAGCAAAAGGATTGCCAGCTGAATCGCCAAGGGCTTCGCCTGCAGTTGTAGCCATACCTGTACCAACACCTGGTCCTGTACGATCATTGTCGATAGAGGAGTCAGAGTTAGAATCAGTAAGACCCAAAAGACCAGATGTATCACCGGTCTGTGAACCTGCGCCGGAGAATGCTGTATTAGCTTCACCGAAGAGCGCTTCAGGTTGGTTAGTTGCACCAGCATTATAACGTGACTTCATTGCGAAGATCAAGCCAGTTGGGCCAGTCATCGGCTGAACGCCACATACGTCATATGCCATCATGTTTGGCATTGCGCGACGTACCAAAGAAATCAAGATTGGATCCCAGTTAGAAGCGGAACCAGTGTTATTGCCTGGAGCATCTTCTGTAATGAAACCTTGAGTAGCAGAGCGAGCTTCTGCTAATGATTTTTCTTGGTTTTCTAAAATAACCGCAGTTACGGAACGACGATATGCATCATCGATTTTGCCTGCAGATTCTTCATTGAGCACTGGTGCCCATTTTTCTGTTAAGTTTTTATAGTTAGACATTCCATAAGTCCTTTAGTTTAATTTGATGTTCTTAAAGCAGTGAGATAGCGATCCATAGAGGCATTGCTTTCTACAATTGAATCGGCCTCTTCAGCTTCTTCTACTGCTTCATTAATTACTTCTTCAGCTTCTTCTACTGATTTAGAAAAATATGATTCTTTAAGTGTTGCCACTTTTGAAGTAAATGATTCTGCATTATCAAAATCTAGGTTTTCTGCTAGTTTTTCGAGTTTGGCAACTTGTGTTTCTGCTAGATCTTTAGCAGCTTCACGAATAATCATTGTACGCTGCAAAGCTTGTACTGATTCTTTCATTGCGATATTTGTAGCAGTCTCTTTATTCAAGAGAGCTTCAAGTTCTTCGACTTGTTCTGCTAGATCGTCAACTAAATCAATTTTAGCTTCTGGAACTTCAATATACGATTCAACAAATAAGTCTTTCATTTTGGACATAAATGTTTCTGCAATTTCAGTTCTTAAACCACGTTCAACAGCTAATTTGTTGTCTTCCATCCACGTTTCAACTACATAATTTAGATAGCTATCAATTTTTTCAACTAGTTCGCCTTTAGCTTCAGCAAGACCTTCGGCCATTTCTGTAGCAAAGTTTTCTTCGAGTGCGTCAACTTTTTCAGCATAAGCAGTTTCAAGTTCAACTGTTTTTTCTGAAATTGTTTCATGCACTCTTGAAGATACTGCTGCTTCAAAAATTGTTGCAGCTTTAGTTTTAAAATCTTCTGATAGAGATTCATCATTAGTTACAAGCGCATCTAGATCTTCTTTGAAGTTAAGCGGTGCAACTGCAACAACTTCTTCTTCTTCGAAATCAAAAGATTCGCCCATGAGGTTTTTATAAGAGGCTTGTAAATCAGCCTTTTTCATTTTACCCATTTTATTATACATTGCATTAATGATACCAGCTTTAGTTTTAGGTGCTGGATCTTGCTTTGTATTATCTTTTGCTGTATTACCACTTGCATCGCCGCGAGCGGCTTTAGCAGTTACTTCCCCAGCTTTATCTACGCTATCAATAGATTGCGCTTCAGCGTTCTTTGGATCGTGAGCTTCTTCCACAACTTCGTTGTTTAAGTCGAGCTCCACATCCTGTTCTTGGATTTGATCAGTCATGTTGACTCCTCTTATTTGTTTATCAACGAGAGGAAATTTTCAAACTCACGCAATTGCACTTCGTGCAAATTGCTACGTGAAGCTTCTTTAATTTCAGTCTCTATTTCTTCAATTACTTGAGATTGGATGATACCGTTATTCCAAACCCATTCTACACCTTCCATTATTCCATTAACAAAAGCTTCTGGTGCAGATGGATCCTGTACAATATCTACAGTGCTCAACATAAAGTCATCTTTGACGTACATTGTCCCACTACGATTCTCAAGACTTCCCATACCACGAGTTGAAACGCCTAACTGAACACCACCATCTAGTAAACCTTTTACGATATTACCCATCGGAGTGTCTAAAATAAGCGCTTTTCCCACTACTGAATTACCATTCCATACCATTTCGGTAATTCTGTGAGAAACTTTATCTAAGTTCACTGTTGGCCCTTCCGGGTGATTTAATTCTCCAACAGCCCTCTTAGTCATTACTTGTTCCGTATTGAATTTATGTATAGCTGATTCCATAATTGCTTTTGGATAAATTCTTCCATTACGGTTTTTAGTTTCAGCTTGAGCGAAAATACCCTCAATAACATAATTTTGTTTACCACTTTCAGTGGATTCTTTAATTAATGAAATTTCTTGGTCAAGGTATTCTGCAATAAGCTTCATTTTTTATTCCTTTAATTTATAGACTTTAATTAGTCTTGAATATCTTCTTCATCAAAAAATTCTTCGATTTCTTCATCCGAAATTTCCAAATCATCAGATCCGCCATTAAACATTGTATCTGCTATGGCAACTTTTTTATCTTCTAAAGCATCATTCATTTTATCTGATACCATATCGTTAAAAATATCCGAAGATGTTTTATAATCATTTCCTAAAATACTATCAATCATTGATTCAATTGGATTGACTTCAACTTCAACTTCATCTATTTCAAAATTTTCTTCGTTTTCCATAATGTTCTCCGTCTTTGATATTATTTATACATTTAATGTTCTTCACTTAGCAAAAAAGTTAAAGTGAATCAATTAATTCTCTAATATACGTTTCAGTTATAAAGGATTTAATATATTGTTCAGTCGCAATAGATTGTATATATTGCCCATCAATAATTCCCTTAAGATATGCAGCATTTGCTGCAGTTTGAATATATGTACTATCTACATATGATTGTATATATTGCTCATTTATAAGATTAGTAATTGATGCATCTATTGTAGTGCCATTTTGTTTTATATCAACACCAAGTCCAAAATCTGCTTCACTTGGATTAATTTTTAATTTAATCAATCCGTCAGTTAAATTAGTAAAGAATAAATTATCATTTGAATCACCGGATATCAAATAATTTCCTATATTAAGACCATCTCCTAGTATAAGATTTCCACTAGAGTCAACTTCTAAATTAAATGCTGCACTATCAGCGCCTATTATAGTAATATCCTGGCTATCAGTTGGAGTTATTTCATCTTCTGGATCATCTGCTCTACTAACATTTAATGTAAAAATTGATCCAACTGCTTGAAAAATTCCAAGTTGGAGATTCAACATATCCCTAGCAGTAAATGACTGTAATGAGATTGATACAGCTTCAGCTTTGTCTAAGTATAGCCGTATACCATATCTACCACTAATATGATATCCATTAAAATATGATCCAACACCAGCCCAGCCACGGACAGAATTTACTAAATTGGTACTATCTAAAATTATAGTAAGATCAATATACGGTTCTAAATATGATATTACTATTGCATCTTGTAAAGATGATATTTCACCAACCCGACCACTACTAGTTCTAAATCGTACTTTATCTAAATATGCGCTAAGCAAGAGTTATTCCTTACTCATCGTTGGGCAGATTTTTTTCTACCTCTTCAGCATCTTGGTCATTACTATCTTCAACATCTTTAGAAAGAATTTTAATTTCTTCTGCATCTAACTTTAAAACAGTTTTCATTACCCATTCTTTAGTAAAATATTCACCAACATATTGACTAAGCATATCTAATGTTTGCACACGTTCTTTTAATATATCTGACTCTTTTAACTCTGTAAAATGATTATCACGTGAAAAATCAATAATAACATCATTTTTCCATTGTTCCCAATCACCTTCGGTAATAATTTTTTTCAAAAGTAATTGTTTTTTTAGAATATTATAAAAAATAATGGAAAATTTTGCTCTTAGTCTATCAATAAATTTTTGAAACTTAATTTCATCTCGACCAATTTCACTGCTCCTCCCAAGAGAAAACTGCGCTTCTTGCTCTAATCTATTTAATGGTACATTTAATGCTTTATAAACTCTTTTTTGAAAATAAACAATATCATCAATTTGTCCAAGATTTTCACCACCTGGCAAGGTTGAAATTTCTGTACCACGGCCGCCTTCTCTACGAGGTAACCAAAAATCTTCAAGCATTGACATATGCTTACGATCATCTCTTAATTCACCGCTATTAGCATCATATACTAGCTTATTGCGATATTTTGCCATAATATTTTTCATATATTCATCAGCTTTACCTTTTGGTAAATTGCCAATATCAATATAAAAAATTCTTCTTTCAGGTGCACGAGCTAATCTGTATATAACTAATGAATCTTCCATCATTCTTAATTGATTAACTGGCTTTATTGCTTTTTGCAAATTAGAAATAATTTTTGTTCTTGTTTCATCCATCAATCCTGATGTTACATAACTAATAGAGTCAGTTGAAAATTTTACTGCATTTTTATTTTGTTGACTTCCAGGCTTATCTTGATAAATATAATATTCTTTTACATTATCAATAATATCAATATTAGTAAGCGGGTCACGTTTTTTCTTGACTTCTTTTATTTTTCTAATTTTAGTAGAATCTAGGAATCTAATATCTTGAATTCCCATTTTTTCATTTTTTTCATCCACAACTAAATGGTGGTATATTCTACCATCAATATACCATCTTCGAAATATATCGTGGGCATTTTCTTTAAAATTCAAAAGATTAAGAATACCATTAAATTCTTCCTGAATTTGATTCTTAATATTATCAGCTACTTCAACATTTTCTAAATTCAAGTTAACAATACTATTATCATCATCATAAATTATAGATTCATTTACAATATTTTCAATAGCGTCATCGACCTCGGGATGACTGGCAATCCCGCGGTATTTTAAAATCATTTGAAAATTATCTTTAGCAGCGTTTCCGTCAATATCAACATATTGACCATAATGGCCGCCTGACGCAGTTATATAACCAGCCCCGTCTTCATCGGTTGCTGGAACAACAGATTTTAGTCTATTATTATCTAATTTTGACTGGGATGCTTTTTTAATTTCAAACCCAAAAATTTTCAAAGTATTATCAGCCATTCTCTATCCTTACCTTATAGAGGAGAAGGA